TAAAGAATCATGACGAAGCATGGATTTGTATGATATATACGTACAGGGGGAAAAGGTGTTATCTTCTGCTACGGAAGATGAGATGCTTGAGGTAACTCAAGAATTAGCCGATGAGTTTTATCACTCTGGATTTCCTCATCCCGAAGAGGTAGAAGTTAAATATCTGGGATATGAATACCTGGAATCCGACTGAACTCTCAGGCGACGGAGAATCCGAGAAAGACCTTTCCTACGGGGAAGGTCTTTTTTTGTCTCTAAATAGAACTAAATATACGGAGATTGTAAAATCTAGTGCCAGTACAGTCTTTTTCTAAAGGTTTTAAAGACATTTCATTGTCTTTCAAACAACATCCTGTTACTAAAGATGTTCTCACTCTGAAGAATGAGGATGCGATAAAACGTTCTGTGCAAAATTTAGTGAGAATTCAGGTTGGAGAAGTATTTTTCAACCGACTTGTGGGTACTAGAATTACTAAATCTTTATTTGAATTGGCAAATGAGGATTTTGTTGATCCTATTAAGACAGAAATAGAGACAACAATAACGAACTTTGAACCGAGAGTGGTTTTGACAGATGTCTCTGTGGCATCATATCCAGATCTAAATTGTTTGGATGTTTCAATTTTTTATGACATTGTTGGTCTAAATGCACCATCACAATCTATTAACTTCATATTAGAACCTGCTAGGTTATAATGGCACTACAACAATTCACAAACCTAAATTTTGAGGATATAAAGACCTCAATCAAAGACTATCTCAGAGAGAACTCAGATTTTTCTGATATGGACTTTGAGGGTTCTAACTTATCTGTAATAATAAATTTATTAGCGTATAACTCATATCTGACTGCATACAACACCAATATGGTGGTCAATGAAACCTTTATTGATTCTGCGACTCTTAGGGAGAATGTTGTATCGCTTGCACGTAATATTGGATATGTTCCACGCTCAAAGAGATCATCAAGGACAAAAGCATCATATTTCATAAGTGGTATTACTACAACTTCAACTTCTATTACATTCCAACCAGGATTGATTGGAAATGGAAGTGTATCTAATATCAACTATATCTTCTCTATTCCTGAGAAAGTTACAGCAACTGTAACTGACGGTGTTGCAGAAGGTTCTATTGATGTATTTCAAGGACAGTACTTAGAATCTACATTTGTTGTCAATGACTCCCAACCAAATCAGAGGTTCATTCTACCTAACGATAGTGTTGATACCTCGACTATACGAGTCAATGTAAGAGAAAACAATGCTAGTACTACAGAGACAGAGTACAAACTTGTAGATAATATTATTGGAATTACCTCCACATCTAACATATATCTCATCCAAGAAACTACTGATGAGAAGTATGAGGTATTATTTGGTGATGGTATTTTCGGTAAAAAGTTATCTAATGGTAATGTTATAGATATTTCTTACCTAAAAACACAAGGTAAGGATGGTAATGGAGTTTCTCAACTCAGTTTTGCTGGTCAAATCAAAGATCAGGATGATGTAGATCAGGATAATTACACTGCATTCCTAACACCTTCTTATCCATCCGAAAATGGCGATGATATAGAGTCATTGAATAGTGTGCGGTATTATGCTCCAAGAATTTACTCTTCTCAGCATAGGGCGGTTACATCATCTGATTATGAGGCAATTATACCTTCAGTATATCCAAATATTGAATCTATAAGTGCTTTTGGTGGAGAAGAGTTAGACCCTCCTAAGTATGGAAGAGTTTATATTGCAGCAAAACCGAAGAATGGTTCATTCTTATCTGAGTTTACTAAAAAACAGATATTAGGATCTTTAAAGAACTATTCTGTAGCAGGAATTGTTCCTGAACTAATAGATCTAAAGTTTCTTTATGTTGAAATTGATAGTTACGTATATTACAATACCAACTTCATTGGTGATCCTGAGAATCTAAAAACTGATGTTATATCATCACTGACGCAATTTGGTTCTGGTGCTGAACTCAATAAGTTTGGTGGTAGATTCAAATATAGTAAGATTCAAGCACTAATTGATAGTGTATCAGATTCAATTACTTCTAACATTACTACAGTAAGAATTAGAAGGAATATAGTAGCGAAGATAGATCAATTCACGCAATATGAATTGTGTTTTGATAATACATTCTATCGTGGTGATAGTAACTATAATATCAAATCTACTGGTTTCACTGTATCTGGTGTAGAAGGTACAGTTTACTTCTCAGATGAGCATATTACTGGAACAGATAAAGGAAATTTATTCCTATTCCAAGTTACATCTGATACTGATATCAAAATTCTCTCAAGTACCTTTGGATCAGTTGATTATAAGAAGGGTGAAGTCATTATAGATACTGTGAATGTAACTTCTACTATGAAGTCCGATAACATCATTGAAGTTCAAGCAATTCCTGAATCAAATGATGTTCTTGCACGTAAGGAGTTGTATTTACAATTTGATGTTAGCAATAGCAACTTCTACATGAGAGAAGATTCTATATCATCAGGTGCTAATACATCTGGTACAAGGTATAACACTCAGTCCAGTTACCAAAACGGTAAGAAGACCCGATAATGATAACAACATCTTTTACCAAGGTCAAAATCAATGAGGTAATTCAGAGTCAAATCCCTGAATCTCTTGATACCGAAAATCCCCAATTCGGGGAATTTATGAAGCAATATTATATCTCTCAAGAATTTCAGGGAGGTACGATAGATATTGCGGATAACTTAGTAGAATATAAGGGATTAGATTTTCTGAATACGGAGAATCTAACAGGATTTACTTCTGTTTCCGAGTATGCTAACGGTTTCCAATCAACCATCTATGTTGATTCAACTAAAGGTTGGCCTAACAAATGGGGTCTTTTAAAGATTGGCGATGAGATTATCACCTACACTGGCATCACTTCTACTTCGTTTACGGGGTGTGTTCGTGGATTCAGTGGTATTGAAAACAATTCTAAAACGAATCAACCAGAATACCTTACTTTTACTAATAGTGGTGTTGGTACTCATGCTGTGGATGCCAGAGTTGCCAATTTATCTAATGTTTTTCTAAATGAGTTTCTGAAGAAACTGAAGAAGCAGGTTCTACCTGGGTTTTCTGAAAGGAATCTCAATATAACTTTAGACCAGTCTAATTTTATTAGACAATCGAAAGATTTTTATAATTCAAAAGGTACAGAAGAAGCGTTCAAAATATTATTTGGTGCATTATATGGTGAGACTGTTGAGATGGTTCAACCATCAAAATATCTCGTTAGACCATCTGATGCGGATTATGTTGTAAATGATGTTCTAATATGCGAATTACTTAGTGGAGATCCTTTAGCAATCTCTGGTCAAAGTTTGATTCAACCAACTGAACCACTTGAAACTAGTGGTTCAATTTATGATATTGAACGTGTTGTTATTGGAGATAATAACTTTTATAAGATTTCCATCTCCAGAGGAACAACTATTGGTAAGTTCAAGCAGGTAGGTAAGACATTCCTTACTCAATCTACTCCTGTTGGTGGAACTATACTAAATGTTGACTCTACAGTTGGTTTTGGAACTACTGGATCACTGACATATGAAGATAGAACACTTGATTATACTGGAAAGAACTATACTCAGTTTACTGGTATCACAACTCTTACTTCTGAGTGTGGTGTAGGGAAAACTGTAAAATCTGGTATTGCAGCGTATTCTTATGAAGATGGAGATCTAACTAAGAAGGTCCAATTCAATGTTCTTGGCGTACTTAGTAAGTTTGTTGGGTCTGGTCTCAATCAACAAGAAGATTCTTCAGTTGATGTAAAGACATTAGGTAAACCAAAAGATGAACTGAAGTGGTCTACTTGGATCTATAATACTGCTTCAACTTATGCTATTGATGGATTTGGACTTCTTAGTCAATTCAACTATAATCTTGATCTTGCATCTCCACATCAACTATACGTAGGTGATT